CCGACCGCTAGCTGATACTGGGTACGGGACTTGGCACCCCATAGGGTGCGAAGTGCGCGCAGCATATATTTAGTTGGTAAGAAGGACCGTTCTGAGAATGGAGATGAGTACATACCCTTTCGGGGAGGTTCGTTTGGACCGAAGGGGCTTCCGTAAAACTCGGAAGCACCCTTAACCCAAGCGTCCTTGAAGGAGCGAACAGGATGTGCAGTTGCAACATCCTGGGTCTCCCACTGTGTACCCGTCCAAACCCGCTCGGTCTTAGTTGACCGTCTAAATCTCCGCTTTCGCGGTGAGGCGTCCAACTGAATGTCCTGCTCCAAAATAGACAGCCATCTATCCCAGATCCTCTGATTCCTTAACTGTTCCTTCCGTAAGGTAGGAACAGAGGGAGAGAAGACTGGCGAAAGTAACTGTTTTAACTGGATCTTAGAGATGATATCTACAGCCTGATAATATGAGGCAACCCACTTCGGAAGCAGTACAAACTGCGGAAGATGGATGGAGTCCTCATAGGGCGGTAGATTCCAGTAGGGCTTGATGTCGCTCAAGAATTTCAAGAACGGCACAAGCTCACTCCGGATACCCTGGATACGCGAAATAAGGAACTCACATTTCTGTAGTTCCCTCTTTGCCTTGTCGGTTATCAGGGAGTCCTGGAGACGGGCCATGGTATCGGATAAACCGAACCATTCCGCCTCGAAAGGACCCAACTGAAGCACGACAAGATCCTGAATCCCCTCCCACATCTGCGGTTTAACCCGCTTTAGTAGGAGGAGAAGATCAGAATCCATCCGGGTAAGCATCTTAAAGATGGCTGGTAACCGGGTACGAACCGAAGAGAGTCCCAGGATCTGACCCGAAATATAGGGATATAAAGCCCTATACACGGACATGAAACCGAGATAATCTTTCGGCACGCGGAAAAGGAGACTCAGAAAACGGAAGGCCCGTCCCTTCATGGATACTCTATGACCATAACCTAGAACTCGAAGACTCGAGTTGAAGGTCAGGTGATATTTCTCCCTAAAGGTAACGAAGGCCCCCGAATTCTGAAGTGCCGCCGAGTACTCCGCAAGCGGAGCCGGGGACACATTCTTCCCTCTCCAGACTGTTTTCTTAGCGAACTCTAGAGCGGTCCCTAAAGGGGACAGCAACGACTTCGCAAGACCGACTTCAACTCCCAAGGCTTTAATCACCTTAAGATAGACTTCGGCAACAGCCTTATCCCAGATTACAATGTCATCTCCTAGGACCGCGTAGGACGTGAATAAAGCGTCCCGCGGGGCCCCAGAGATCCAGGCAGAGGCCTGAACTACAAAATGATGCGTGTAAGCTAGCATAGCCCACGACGATAGTGCACCCATAGGTTGTCCAACGGCGTAGCGTACTGATCGATATTCCATGTCCTCCTTAAGGAGGTAAGGTCTATCGACAAGTAGCCGCGCCCAGAGGGACGCGAACTGACCGTCAAAGAGACGTGCCAGCAAGCTTTCCTGCATGGATACCGGTAACCTATCTGTCGCGGCCGATAGATCGAAGCTATATAGCCCAACCTTCCCAAACGGAACCCTCGAAAGGGGCGCCATTTGGTCAAAGGTCCCATCCATCTTATGACGGGGTAAAACCCGAAATAAGAAACGATGGAGAGGCCGTAAGGCCCACTGGGTATAGCAATCTACCATAGCAAACACCCTCATCTTCCCTGCCGCCTCCTCCTTAAGCCCTAACTTCCCAACATTAAGGACCCGGTTTATATCCCGGGTCCCAATGTAGGGACCCCCCCGCTCCGCCATAGTCATGATCCTTTCAAAATCATGATTATACGGAATGAGGGCTAAGAATCCCTTCAGCAACCCAAAGATATTCGGGTGGTGCTCCTTTAGAGCAACCATTGACCGGATAACGCTAAGTGGATGAGTGGCAAGTTGCCCCTCAGCCGAATTAGCATTGGGAGATGAAGAGAAAATTACGAAGGGCTGTGGAGAACCAAGAGAGGAAATGGCCACCTTTTCTTTACCGATAAAGAGTCGTGTAAATACTGGGATGAGCCGCCTCAATCGGCGCTCCATCTGGAAAGAGGCACTCCGAGGCTCAGTGATTGTCTTGATCTTCAACTTAGCCGGGATTACTATATCCCGGTATAAGGAGAAGAAAGTCAAGACGAACCTGATCGCAGGTTCGTTACCTTTACGAACCTGGACCCTCAAGCTGAGCGGGAGAATTCTGGGAAGACCATCCTTGGCCCGGGAAACCCGGGGACCAAGGGAGGTTAAGTCATGTTCATAATGACCACCAATTACCTGCTGAGTGATCACCGAACACACCTTGAGGTACTTAACAGTACCCACAAGGCCTTGCTCGGCGATAATCAGAGAAATTCGATGTAGCAGGACGACTATCAGTCGGACCCAGTTACTATTTATTTCCCCCCCGACGATCCGTAGTACATTTATCAGTACCGGGATCAGCGGGCGCCCTCCTTTTACAGAGAGCATGGCATTAAGCTGTTTAACGTCAAACCTGAACCGGGCAATGCGAAAATATCGTTTTGCTTTAAAG